ATTAATTTTGATTTTCAACATTTTTTTATTATATTGTACTTTAACAAAAATTTTTAATATTTATAACCATGGAAAAAACAGTTTTATCAAAAGAAGAAATAGATAATCTTTCTTCGTTACAACAACAACAAGACAATTTTGTAGTTCAATTAGGTCAAATTGAATATCAAAAAAATTTATTAGACCAACAAAAAGAAAATATTTACACAAATATAAAGTCTTTTGAAGATAATCAAATTCAACTTGCTCAACAACTTGAAAAAAAATACGGTAAAGGAACTGTAAATTTAGAAAGTGGTGAATTTGTTAAAGCTTAATTGCATTTTCAAGGGGTTTTATAATATTTATAAACAAAATTAACTCATAAACAATGGCAGAAGTATTATTATCCCCTGGTGTATTAGCTCAAGAAAATGATCAATCATTCTTACAAGCACAACCAGTACAAGCTGGAGCAGCTATAGTAGGTCCTACAGTAAAAGGACCCGTAGGTATTCCAACAATAGTTACTACATATAGTCAATATCAAAATAAATTTGGTGCAGTAGTAGAAAGTGGAAGTGCAGAATACACTTATTTCACTTCAATAGCAGCTTACAATTATTTCCAACAAGGTGGAGATTCATTATTAGTAACTAGAGTAGTTAGTGGTTCTTATACTAGCGCTACTAGTTCGACAATCCCCGCTGAAGAAAGTGGAGTAGTTTCAACGGACGCAGATGCATTGTTAACTTCATTAGCAAATGCTACGGGTTCAGCAGGATCTTATACAATATCAGGATCAGGAGGTACAGGAACAAATTTTACAGCAAGTATAACATTATCTAATGGAAACACAGTTTCTACTATAACAGCCACAAGTGGTTTAGGATATACGATAGGGGATGTACTTACAATCCCATCAGCATCTTTAGGATACTCAGGAGGAGTTGTAGGAACTGATATGACTATAACTTTAGATGCCGATGATATAGTAAATACAGACTCAGGGATAGTATTAGAAACTTTATCTGAAGGGGTAATTCAAAACAGTACTTCAACTCTGGGTTCTAAAGGACAATTAGCTAGTGGTTCAAAAGATAATGTTAGATGGGAAATTGTTTCTCCTAACACATCTTCTGGTACATTTAGTTTATTAATCAGAAGAGGTGATGATATTACTACTTCTAAAAAAATATTAGAAACTTGGGCAAACTTATCATTAGATCCTAATGCCACAAATTATATTGAAAAAGTAATAGGTAATTCTAAACAAACAGTAGAACAAGATGCAGGAACAGGTGAATATTACATTAAAAATGATGGTACCTACAATACATTAAGTAATTATGTAAGGGTAAAATCAGTAGCAACAAAAACATTAAATTATTTTGATAATGCAGGTAACGCTAAAGATGCTTATACAGGATCTATTCCAGTTGCTTCTGCAGGAACATTTGGAGCTGCTACAGGAACTGCATTTGCAACTATTACAGGTACATTTTATGAAAATATAGGCACAAACACTCAAGGATTAGTAGCAGATAACTATACAGTATCACTTAACCTATTATCTAATAGAGACCTATTTAGATATAATTTAATAGCAGCACCTGGTTTAACAAAACAAAGCCATTCTTCACCATTAACAACTATGGTTGATACTTCTCAAACAAGAGGAGATAATCTATCAGTAATAGATTTAAGAAATTATAATTCTGGGATTAACTCAGTAACGGGGGGAGCATCAGCAATTGATTCTTCATATGCTGCTACGTATTGGCCTTGGTTACAAACAATTGATCCTGATTTAGGGGGTCAAGTTTGGGTACCAGCTTCAACAATGATGTTAGGAGTTTATGCCTTTAATGATAAAGCAGGAGAGCCATGGTTTGCACCAGCAGGTTTAAGTAGAGGTGGATTATCAACAGTAATCAGAGCTGAAAGAAACCTAACAAACGGGAATAGAAATACTTTATATGAAGCAAATATTAACCCAATAGCTACTTTCCCAAATACAGGAGTGGTAGTATTCGGACAAAAAACACTACAGAAAAAAGCAAGTGCCTTAGATAGAGTTAATGTTAGAAGATTATTAATAGCACTTAAAAATTACATTTCACAAATAGCGGATAACTTGGTATTTGAACAAAATACAATAGCAACAAGAAATAACTTCTTAGGTCAAGTTAACCCATATTTGGAAAGTGTGCAACAAAGAAACGGATTATATGCTTTTAAAGTAGTAATGGATGAATCTAATAACACACCAGATGTTATAGATAGAAATCAGTTAGTAGGTCAGATTTATTTACAACCAACTAAAACAGCTGAATTTATATACCTAGATTTCAACATATTACCAACAGGAGCAACTTTTCCAGTATAAAAATTAAAAGATTAAATATTTATAATAAACAATAAAAAATGGGAGTAATAAATTCAAACGAGATATTTTTCACCGCCTTTGAACCAAAACAGGCAAACAGGTTTATCCTTTATATGGATGGGATGCCTAGTTACATGATTAAAAAGGTAGGTGCTGTAACTTTGACACAGGGAGTAGTAATTCTTGATCATATTAACATTGAAAGAAAAGTCAAAGGTAAATCAAAATGGGGTGATATTGCTTTATCATTATATGACCCTATAACTCCATCAGGTGCCCAAGCCATGATAGAATGGGTAAGACTACACCATGAATCAGTAACAGGTAGAGATGGTTATTCTGATTTTTATAAAAAAGATTTAACAGTAAATGTTTTAGGTCCTGTAGGAGACATAGTTTCAGAATGGGTATTAAAAGGAGCATTCATCATAGATGCCAATTTTGGTGATTATGATTGGACTTCAGCTGATACAGCTGTTGAACTTACTATGACAGTAGCTATAGATTACGCAGTATTGAATTTTTAAAAATAAACATATATTTTTTAAAGAGGAGCTTGATAAACCAAGCTCTTTTTTTGTCTAAATGTAAAAGAAAAAACAAAGATAATTTGGAGTAGTAATACTCCTTTTTTACATTGATATTTATAATTAACAAAAAACAAGTTTTAACTAAAGAAAAATTATGAGCGAATTAAAATTCCCAACCGAAGAGGTTGAGTTACCATCTAAGGGTTTAGTTTATCCTAAAGACAACCCATTATCAAGCGGAAAAGTAGAAATAAAATATATGACTGCTAAAGAAGAGGATATATTAACAAACCAAAACTATATCAAACAAGGAACAGTAGTAGATAAATTACTAAAATCATTAGTTGTTACCAAAATAAACCATGATGATTTAGTAGTAGGAGATAAAAATGCCATACTTATAGCTTCTCGTATTTTAGGTTATGGTAAAGATTATAATTTCCAATACAATGGAGAATCAGTAACTATTGATTTAACTGAATTAGAAACTAAGTATTTAGATGAATCTACAATGATAGATGGGAAAAATGAATTTCCATTTACTTTACCTCACACAGATACACTCATTACATATAAGTTATTAAATGGTAGAGATGAAAAGAAAATAATAGCTGAATTAAAAGGTCTTAAAAAAATCAATAAACAAGCTTCTCCTGAATTATCCACAAGATTAAAATTTATGATTACATCCGTTGGAGGTGATTCAGAAAACAAGACAATAAGAGAATTTGTGGATAACTACATGCTAGCTAGAGACTCCAGATCTTTTAGAGAACATATTAAATTAACACAACCCGATATTATAATGAAATTTGATTTTATTGGGAATAGTGGCGAGGAGGAGGATGCTGTAGTTCCTATGACTGCCGGGTTTCTTTGGCCTGACTACTGAATATAGGGTATCCATATTTAAAGTAATTCATGATATAATTTTCCACGGGGGTGGTGGATACGATTATTATACATTATATAATATGCCTATATGGTTAAGAAATTTTACCTTTAATCAAATATCCGAACATAATCGAAAAGAACAAGAAAAAATGGATGAGGCTTCCTCTAAGAATTCCAACAAACAAACAGCAATAGGATCAGATGGAAAAATAAACCCATCAGTTTTCAAAAAACCTACGAAATCCAACTATAAGTAGTATTTATAACAAACATTACTAATGGCTAACAATAAAAAGAACCTAGACGATTTAAATAAGGGAGTAAAAAAACTTAACCAAAGTTCTAAGGAAAGAAAAAAATCCCTAGAAGAGGAAAATTATCTCTTAAAAAAACAGCTAGAATACCAATCTGAATCTTTTAGTTTATCATCTCAATATGTTGATTCTTTAAAAGAAACCTTGGGTCTCCAATCAAAATCTTCAACTTTCCAACAAGGTTTTTTAAAAGTTAATAAGGAGATTAATAAAGCCATATTAGACCAAAAAGCAGGAATAACTGGTGTAAAATCCTTAGAAAAGCAAATTTTAAAAAACAAAAACTTAATTCAAAAAAGCCAAGTAGCCCAAATAGATTTACAAAAAAAATTAATGGATGGTGAGGGAAAAAAAATAGGTTATGCCAAAGCTAGTTTAACTAGTATCGAAAAACTCCATAATAAACTTGAACATAGTGTAGATCTTACGGATGAAGAAGCAGCTAGTATTATTAACCAAATAGCAAAAAGGGAAAAAACATTATCACAACAAATTAATGGTTTATCCAACTCTGGTAAACAGTTATTGTTTGCTCAAAAGAATACCAAAGAATTAGAAAAACAAAATGCTAAACGACAAAAAGAACTAAAATTAGCTAAAGAAATAGAAGGAAAATTAGGAGTAGCTGGTAAATTATCTAAAGTATTAGGATCAATCCCAGGACTAGGGGGGGCCGCCGCTAGTGCATTGAAAGAAGTTACGGAAGAAATGGAAGCTGCTGTAGAAGCAGGAGAAAAACTTCCAACCAAGGGCCAAGTAGCTATAAAAATGTTTAAGAAAATGGGGAAAAGCGCTATGAAAGGTTTAGTGGACCCCACAACATTAGCAATTGCTGCTATTGCCCAGTTTGTTAAGGCTTTCAAAGCAGTTGATGCTGAAGCTGGGAAATTAGCTAAAAATATGGGTATTTCCTATCAAGAAGCCTTAAAATTTGGTGGGGAAATGAATTCCATAGCCGCAACATCTTCAGATATGGCAGTTACCCAACAGAGTTTAATGAAAGCCCAAAGCTCCTTAAATGAATATTTTGGAGTAGGAGCTAAATTTTCAGGAGAAATTGCAGAAGAATTTGCCTCAATCCAAAAACGAACAGGTCTTTCAGAAAAGGCAATGGGATTTTTTACAAAATATGCAATGAAAGGTGGTAAAGATACAAAAGCTGTTTTATTGAACGTTCATAAGACAACTTTAGAAATGAACCGACAGAATAAAATGTCTTTAAGTAATAAACAAGTTCAAGAGGATATAGCTAAACTTTCAAGTAGTATCGAACTTTATGCTAAAGGAAATGTAGGTGAATTAACCAAAGCTGTTTTTACATCTAAAAAATTAGGAGCCTCAATGGCAACAATTGAAAGTATAGCAAGTGGTTTATTAGACTTTGAAAGTTCAATTCAAGCAGAACTTGAAGCGGAATTATTATTGGGTAAAGATATTAATTTAGAAAAAGCAAGACAATTCGCCTTAGAGGGGGATATGGTAGGGGTAGGTGAGGAAGTTTTAAAGAATAAGGCTATTATGAATGCTTTTGAAACTAAAAATGTTATAGCACAAGAAGCAGCAGCTAAAGCTTTAAATATGAGTAGGGGTGATTTAGCCAATATGGTTAAAGAACAACAAAACTTAGCAACTTTACAAAAAGCTTATGGTGATGGTGTTACAGACATGGCAAGTGCCCAAAAAGAATATAATGACCTAAGAGCAGGTGGAATGTCAGCTGAAGAAGCAGGTGCTAAAGTTGGTGATGAATCTCTAGCAAACCAACTAGAATCAGTTTCAGCAGCGGAAAAAATGGAAAATGTAATGGCTAGGATCCAACAAATTTTTATGGCAATAGTTGAACCTGTTATGGCTATAGTTACACCTATAATAGAACTGCTTGCACCCGCACTACAACTTATAGGTGGTATAGTAACAGGTATATTGGATGGTTTTACATGGATAAATGAAGCACTAGGTACATCAATTCCCTTAATGGTTACACTTGGAACCCTAGCATATGCGATTTGGGCACATAATAATAAAACATTAGTACTAAGAACTGCTATAATTGCAAAACAAAAAGCTTTAAATTTTTTAGAATTTTTGGGATTTGGAACTCAAAAGAAGAAAAACAAATCAGAAAAAAAAGGATTACTAGCTGGGATTGCAGATATGGCTATGACAGCTTTTGAGTCTGTAGCTAAAATCCCATTTATAGGTCCTATACTAGGTATAGCAGCAGCAGCATCCGCTTTAGCCTTAGGATATTCATATTATAATAAAGTAGGTGATATGATGTCTCCCGCAGACGGTAAAACTCAAGTATCTACCAAAGAAGGAGGATTATTTGAATTATCCCCAAATGATGATTTAATTGCAGCTCCTGGAGCCGCTGGAAGAATGAATCAAAAAGGTGAAAGAGGTGGAGGAGCCAGAAGAGATGCAGCCTTAATAGCAAAAATAGAACAACTAATCTCAGTAAACAAAGCTATCCTAGCTAAATCCCCAGTAATAGAAATGAGTGGAAACGAAGTAGGACAAGGCATTAACCAAGCAGAACGTGAAATTCAATAAAATTAAATATTTATAACAAACCAAAAACATAAATTATGGGACTATTAAATAAACTAACAGTAAACCCGGGATCACCTTTATCCCAAGGAAATGGATCAACTCCTCCTACACCTGTAGGTGCAACAAATCAATCAAAATTACAGGATACATATTCTATAAATGGAATACCAAATGTACCTAATAAACCATCTCCATCAACATTGGATTTAGATGGGGTTGTACCTGCAAATAATTACAGAGATAACACACCTGAGGGAGCTTCATTTTAATGGGATTATTAGATCTAAAAACTGACCTAAAATCATTAAAGTTTGGGATGGCTCCTGCTACTGATACCCCTGGAGGGGGAAATAGTGGGCAACCTTATATTAAAAAACCTATTGATAGGAATATAATACCCCAATCTGAAGATTTTCTATTAAGAGGTGGATTAAATGCCCCTCTTGATGCGGCTACCGATGTAGTTAGGTTAACTAAGTTTTTTGGAGATCTAAAATCACCAAGAGGTGTTTTATTTGTTGCAAAACAAAACATACTATCAAGAATTGGAGTTGCTACACAAGCAAGTGGAAACCAATCAACAACAGATAAATGGAAATCCTCAGCTTTAAATGAAGGACTTTATACTCCTTTATCCACAATAGCTCAAGCAGGAGTAGGATTCACAGGAGCACATTTATTCAAACAAGGTCTAAACCCATTAAAAGGAGTTAATACTTATACCGATTCAAAAACATTAGTGGTAGGTGAGGATGATGGAACAAATAACAGATTAGTAGACCTATATAAAACTAAACAAGCAGGAATATCACAATTCCCAGAAGCAAATATTTTGGAATACCTAGGGGGACCTGGATCAAAACTAGGTGTAGGAAAAACCAATATAAAATTTGCTACTGATTATAAAGGTTCTCCTTTAAGAACAGGTGTTAACTCTGGATTACCATTTAAAACTTACCAAAAAGGAACAAACCTTGAAAGACAACAAAGTCAAAGAGATTTTCAATTTACAATTGGAAATCCCTTTTATAGTCCTTTAACTAGTAATGGAATCACTAAAACTTTTAACACTACTAGTTACCCCCAATTTACGGGTATAACCGATGGTTTAAATGATGGAAATAATGGGGGATTTGGAAGAACTTTTAAAATTGGTGTATATGAAAGTGGAAGTTTAACCCCCCTCCCAAATGAATTACAATATCAAAAAGGAAAAGGTGGAATTGAAAACTCTGGAACTGGTAGAAGCACTTTACCTACATTCTATACCCCTCTAACTGGTAGTGGTGTTACTACTATTTTTAAAAATGAAACTGGATTTGTTACAACCGGTATAGAAAATGGGTTAAATGATAAAAATGATGGGAAATTTGGAAGAACATTTGAAACTAGCGTTTACAGTAGATTTAATGTTAACGATGATAAAACCGTTGCATTACAATCAACTGATAGAATAAATGATAATGGAGCCCTAACATGGAACCAAGAAAAAATAGAAGAACAAACAAGTTTAAATAATTCTACAAATGTAGCAGATCCTACTCTCCAAGATTTTAGAGCTCCTTTATTAGAAGATAAAAAATCTTCTACTATAATATCTTTATCCCCCTCATATAAACCAAAAGACAATAAAACAATTGATGGCCCCTCAACATCCAGAATTAAACAAGAATCTCCGGGACAAAAAGGAAATGTTATAAATTATTCTAAAGGTAAAATCATTGGGGGTAATAATGGTACTGGTGGAAGAGTATCTGTAGTTGACCATATTAATTTCCAACCCCTATATAAATCATCAGATGTAAGAACAGATGATTTTGTAGCTAAAAATGATTTAATTAAATTTAGAATAGGAGCAATATTAAGGGATAGTGAAAAAATTTATATGCATTTTAGAGCTTTTATAAATAATTTTTCAGATAAATATGGTGCTAAGTGGAATGGAACAAAATATATGGGGAGGGGTGAAGAATTTTATAAATATGATGGGTTTAGTAGACAAATTTCATTAGCTTATACGGTAGCAGCCCAATCCAAACCTGAATTAATGGCCCAATATAAAAAACTTAACTTTTTAGCATCAACTTTAGCTCCAGATTATGGTGGTAGTGGTTATATGGGTGGTGTCCTAACAACCTTAACCCTAGGAGGGTGGTGTTATGAACTTCCAGGTGTTATAAATAGTTTAGATTTATCAATCCCTGCAGAATCACCTTGGGAAATTGCAATTCCTGCTACTGAAGGGGATGCAGATAAAGGAAACCCAATTTACTCAGATAAAACTGTTAAAGAAATGCCTCACATATGTAATGTTAGTATGGACTTTACACCGATCCATACCTTCAGACCAGAATTACAAAAGAATAAATATGATGATGGGTCCTATAATGAAGTTAGTGAATATGGTAAACAGCAATATATAGAACTTACTAATGCATATAATAATAATTATGTTCCTGTTAGTTTAGAAAACGCTCAAACCCCAAATACTAAACAATCAACCTAAGTATGAACAGATATAATATTATACCTAAAACCTTATCTCCAGATGGTGAACGAATATATAAAACTGTTCGTTACCCTGAAATCCCCAGATCATTTAATGATACATATGTTTACACAACTGTTGGGGATAGATTTGATACTTTAGCCCAACAATATTATGGGGATTCATCTTTATGGTGGGTTATCTCTAACGCTAATAGTAAATTACTTCAAAACTCTTTAACACCCCCCATTGGAACACAACTAAGAATACCTGCAAATCCCAATCCAATTTTAGCAGAGTATGAAGAAATAAATCAATAAGTTATGGCAAATCTTTTAGGAGAACCTTTTAAAGAATATGTAAATAGTCAGATAAACCTTAGGCAAAAAGTCCATGGTAAATCAAACAGGGACATTAAAGATATCCAATATTTAAATTCAAAAAATGCTTGGATAAAACTAGCTTCTGGAACTTCTTTTGGAGAGGATAGATTATTTCTTTTAGCTAAAAATGGTAATCCCCTTTTACAAGGAGTAATCCCGGGTCATGATCTAGCTATCAAGAATGTGTTATTTAATGGTTTAACCAGTTTTGGGGATGTAAAACATAATATAAAAGATACAAAAATATCAGGTGGTGGGATATCTAGGACTGAATCATGGGATACAAATACTAATCAAATCCAAAGGGCAGGAATAAGTGGGGCAAATAGAGCTTATGGTGTAGGTGGAACTCAACAATATGGTTATTCCCCTATGCCCGGGATATTAGATGCTGATGTAAAAGATTTAAATAGAGGTTCAATCAAAAAAGCTACCATTAATATTAAAGCCCATAATAGAAACCAATTTGATGTTATAGATGCTTTATATTTAAGGTTGGGTTATACTATATTGTTAGAGTGGGGGGTAGATAAATATCTTTCAACATCTGAAGATGGTATAAATTATACTCTTGAAGATATGGGAACTACTTTAGCAGATGGACAGTTTTTTAAGTGGAATGATTCTTCATATAGGGAAGTTCTTCCTACTATTGAAAATTTAAGAAAAAAATATAAAGGAAATTATGATGGGATGTTTGGAGTTATTTCAAACTTTTCATGGACTTTTGAAGCAGATGGAAGTTATAATATCAAATTAGAAATAATTAGCCAAGGAGATGTAATTGAATCTTTAAAAGCCGACCTCCCACCATCAGAAAATAGTGGTGAGGATCCTGAAAACACAAACACAACTTCAGTTAATGAATATTCAAAAGCTAGCTTGGCTAGTATAGCTACTGAAGCATTAACAAATGAAGACACATTCTATTTGGAATTATATCCTGGATTAAAAGAAATTATAGAAGCTTGGTATAAAATAGCTATAGAGGGTAAGGCTCAATTTGATACTACTACCCGTGGTTATGCCATGCCAAGAATTGGTATTTCATTTGATTCTCAAACAGGAAGAAATTTTCCAAAATTAGACGTTTCAAGTTATAGAACTCAAAATAAAGATGCTTCTGAAATAAATATACAACAAGCAGAATATTTAGATAATGCTTTTGATAATATTATGAATAATGCTTTAGTTAAATGGACAAGGGATCAGTATAGTAGTACAAGTAAATATTTTACATCCGTTAATTACCTGGGAGATAAAGAATTATTAAAACATTGGCCACAATGGAAAGGAGGAATTAAAACCGAATGGGGTGGTTGGTCATTATCTGGTTTTAATTTGAG